TCGAAGATTGGGAACGATTCAAGTAATCCAAATAAAAGAGCGTTATATCTTGATTAATTATGAAACACGGATCATTATTTAGCGGAATAGGCGGCTTTGACTTAGCAGCCGAATGGATGGGATGGGAAAACGTATTCCATTGCGAATGGAATGAGTTTGGTAAAAAAGTATTACATCATTACTGGCCTAAAGCAATTTCATATCATGACATCACTAAAACAGATTTCACTATTCACAGAGGAAAGATTGACATACTCACCGGTGGATTCCCTTGCCAACCCTACTCGTCAGCCGGAAAACGAAAAGGAAAAGAAGATGAGCGCCACCTTTGGCCGGAAATGCTGCGAGCAATTAGAGAAATTCAGCCACGTTGGGTCGTGGGCGAAAATGTTCTCGGCCTTGTTAATTGGTCAGGGGGATTGGTATTCCACGAGGTGCAAGCTGACTTGGAAGCTGAGGGGTACGAAGTATGGCCGTATGTACTGCCAGCTGTATCCGTCAACGCTCCCCACCGAAGAGATAGGGTTTGGTTTGTTGCCCATTTTACCAACACCGACAACAAGAGCAAACAGCAGGAATCCAGAAATAGAAAATGGGAAAGTAGTAAACAGGAGCAAAACGACTGGGACAAGGTACGGAACAACGCTTCATCAATATGCAGTTACGGGCCTATTACCCACCCCAACGGCAATGGACTCAACCAACGCAACGGCAACGATGAAGTCAACGCAGGTGAAAGAGGGTTCAATGCACTCGGTAACGCTGACAAGGGCAATGAGTATGGGGATGTTGCCGACACCGAGAACATCGGACGAACGGATGCATTGGAAAACGGAGAACTGGAAAGGGGACGATTTTGGCAGTCATATAAACGAGGTACTTGGGACACGTTCCCATCTCAATCCCCGATTTGTTCTCGAAATGATGGGATTTCCTCCCGACTGGACGGAATTACCTTTCCTAAATGGCGAAACGAGTCAATTAAGGCCGCAGGAAACGCTATAGTTCCGCAAGTCGTTTATCAAATCTTCAAAGCAATAGAGCATTATGAAGCAATACCCCGAATGGCGGATTCGATATAATACCGCACACTATCAGCATACCTTAAAGCATACACCATCCGTTGTAAAGGATGGATTCTACACAGGCCCGGCTAACTTCCCGAAAGTGGAAACGGCTAACGGATTAACACAATTCTGCATCAACTACATCAACTGGACTGGAGGCAATGCCACCCGTGTAAGTAGTGCAGGAAGATACCTGCAGGGCCGTTATATCCCATCCACAACCCGTAAAGGAACGGCTGATATAATGGCAACTATTAAAGGCAAATCGGTAAAAATCGAAATTAAGGTAGGCAAAGACCGACCATCGAAAGAGCAATTAGCCGAACAACAACGGGAACAAGCAGCAGGGGGATTTTATTTCTTTGTTCGCAATCCGGTGGAGTTTTTCTACATTTACGACCAGATTACAAGTCATTAAAGGCAGAAATTGACCTGTTTGAATGACATATCAGTCAAAAACCATGATTAACGTATTTAATTTCAGCGGTGGCAAGACATCTGCATACATGGTTATCCATTACTGGAAGCCGGGTGATTTAGTGATTTTTACCGATACAGGCAGAGAGCATCCGAAAACCTATAAGTTTATTCATGACTTTGAGGCATACGAAAATATACCTGTAATAAAAATATTTTACAAAGATTCAGCAACACCATTTGATACGTTACTTGCAGAAAAAAAACATAAAGTAATACCTAACAGAGTAAAGAGGATGTGTACTGTTGAACTAAAAATGAAAACTTGTAAAAGGTATCTGCGCTCAATATGTATAAGAGAGTTTAATAATTTTATCGGATTTAGGGCAGATGAACCGTTAAGAATAAAACGTAGGGTGCAAAAGTTTAAACGAGTACATGATAAGTTCCCTTTGTACTATGATGGCATTACAAAGCCAATAATTAACGAGTACTGGAAAAATAAACCATACAATTTAGAAATACCTTCAATTTTGGGTAATTGCACATTATGTTTTATGAAGGGTAAAAATGCCATTATAAATATTTTAGCATCTTATCCCGAACTTGCAGAGCCGTGGATTGCAGATGAGGAAAAAGTAGGAAAAACATACCTAACTGATATTTCTATAAAACAACTGCTATCCATCGCACAAAACAACCTATTCAAAGACAAAGACCTAAACGAAGTAACACCTGCATTTGATTGCGCTTGTACCACATAAAACCAACCCAACATGATTAAAGAAACCTATGCCGAATACACCGACCTCGGCATCAAAGTAATCCCTATAGAATGGGATACTACCAACAAGCAACCCGTATCTCACCGCAACTGGAGCAATCCCGATGACCTTACATTGAGGCCATCCGATAACGGCTTAATGATTCTCACCGGAAACAACTACGGGTGCTTGGACTTCGACCTAAAGAACACCAAAGACAAAGACATCTTCAACAAGTGGATGGCAATGGTAACCAATGAAGCACCGGAAGTACTCTATAACCTATTTATAGAGCAAACACGCAACGGTGGCTACCATGTTTGGATGTACTACAAGCACCTACCAAAGAAGCAGCAATTAGCAGCCAACCCCGAAGGCAACGAGGTAATAGCCCTATACTGCAATGGCCCGGTAGTGTACACTTACCCCACGCCAGGTTACACAGAGTTTCATCAATCAATGGCAGACCTGAAGGAACTAACAGTAGAGCAATACAACTACCTTATTGAGGTTTCACAGTATTTCAATGAGTACAAGCCGGGCTACGATCCGACAAAAAAAGCCATCAACTACCCGAAAGGATATGAGCAGCAGTTATCCGATTATGACAAGAACATCACAGAGGATAGCTTTGAGGCGATTCTGAACACTATCGGCCTATTTCCGATACCTAACTACCATTATCGCAAAGCGGACAAATTTCGAGCCTACAGGCGGCAAGGAAGCGCATCTGTAGGAATCAGCGCAAAGGTTTACCATACGGCTAAAAGGGTACTGATATTCTCCGCAAGCATGGATAACTTCCCGAATTGGCACAACAAAGAAGAATACCCCGAATGGTCGCTACCTGCATCCTTTATGCTTTTCTATCATTTAGGTAGAGATTGGGAGAAAGTACTACAACACATAGGCATCGTAAAGGACACAAACTCATACTCTTACGATATTTTTCCACAGAGTGTTAAAAAATCGTTATTTGAAGTAGCTAACGAAAAATCACTACATCCGGAGTTTCTTGCAACGGCAGGACTATGGACTGTTGCATCCCTTGCCGGTAACTGCTTTACTTCCGAATTACCGGATGAAACGAAGAACATCTTATTCGCACTAATGATTGCGCCCGTTTCAGTAGGTAAGACCCCTGCATTCAAAGCCATGTGTGAAACTCCATTAAAGGACTTGTTAGCACGTGAGGATAAAGAATACGAGGAAGAGGTGAAAAACTGGAACCTGCAACGAGCGGATGCCAACGCAAACAAGCAGCCGTTCAACAAACCACACCCAAAGCGATTCCACCCCTTTGCCGTTGATGGTACTACAGAGGGATATATCTCACTCATGCAGGACCAACAGGGTGGTATGGGTGTGTACCATGATGAGGCGGAAACTATACTCAATGCAGGAGCGCACAAAGCAAATAACGATGCCATTTCCTTCTTCACCCAAGCATTCAGCGGTGGCCGTTATACACAAATCCGGGCAGACAGGTCAAAGGAAAGGGTAGTTAAATCCCTTAACATATCGCTACTTATGGGAACGCAACCATCCCGACTAAAAAACCTTTTCGGAGCTGACCGCATCCAGTCAGGGTTTGCATCCAGATTCCTAATGGTGCAATCCGATTATATCAAGTTGCAGGAAGAAGTTGACCCTTTTACACCAACCCGGGCCATGTGTCAGGAGTGGAGCGATTTAATATTTGAACTATACAAACACAATAAGGAATTCAGCAAAGGCGATAAGCCACCCCGTAAAATAATCATAACGGATGAAGCAAGACCAATTTTAACAAAGTATTACAGGCAGCAAAGAAAGGATGCCAATGACAGGAAAGCGAATTCGGTTGAGGACTATGTTATGGGTACGGAGGCGAAGATGTCAGCGTACTACTTTCGTTTCTGCCACATCATAGCCATTATGCAAAACCCAATGGTGCCTATGATTACTACCAAAGTTGCTCATCAGGCATGGCAGCTATATCGTTGGTATGCTGAATCAACCATGCATATTTTGGGTAGTATCTATGAGGAAAATGAATCTGGACTTCCTACGGATTTACGATTACTGGTTGATAACCTTCCGGCGAAGTTTACTACAAAGGAAATGGAGGCACTTTGTACCAGGTTAAATATCAAACCCCGAAGGTTTGTGGATGCCATGCGAAGGCAGGATTTTCAGCGAATGTTCAAACGAATATCGCATGGAGTTTATGAAAAAATGTAACTTTACTTTTCTTTTTTGATAGACAAATCCTCCCCCGATGTTTCTACATTGGGGTTTTTTTTGCGCTCAAATTTGCAATATTTGCACCCACTGCAAATTTCTAAACCATTGATAATCATAGCGTATGGTGGCAAATTTGCACTTTTGCGCAAATTTCAAGTAATAATAATTTTATATCTCTATATATGCTAATATACTAATCCTTATACAGATATGCGTGGGTTGCAAAAATACTGCAAATTTGCAACTTTGGCTGATACTCAATGAGTTATGAAGGTTTTGACTGCAAATATGGTGCAAATTTGTGCAAATTTGGTTTTTTCAGGTGCTTATGGGTAACTTTGTAAACAACAAGTAAGAACAACGTGCCAAAGAAAGGACATACTAACAACCCGAATGGTAGACCCAAAGGTTCACCAAATAAGGTAACAAAGACAATCCGAGAGCATTTCGCTGCCGCCTTCGATTTATTGCAGGAAGATGATCAACATAACCTGACTGCATGGGCAAAGACAAACCCGACAGAGTTTTACCGCCTGGCATCGAAACTGATACCAACAAAAGTGGAGGCCGACATTCAGCAACCGGTACAAACAATTATCCAAATCATTCCCGACCCAAATAGCGCACCCATTGCCGATTGAGAAACAATGCACCTGTTGTGGAAAACTAAAGTGCCGGCTACAAATGGACTTTACCAAAAGTTTTTGCCACCTTTGTATGACCAGAGCCGAAAACATGAAAATACACTACAACTTCGCTACTCGCAGCCGGCCTACAAAAATGACTGCTGCTATTGCCACTATTGTCGCTTATTCCCACAAATCAGATTACACTATCGGCATCACAGTTGATGATGATGATGATGTAACGCTGAACTCTACCCATTACCTCGAATTGCAACGCTATCCGAACGTATACTTTACTCATGGCAGAAGTAAAAGCAAAGTACACGCTATCAACAGGGGAATGGAAGGATGGAAGGGCGATATAGTGGTGAATATGTCGGACGATATGCGATTCCTTGTACCAGGTTATGACATCAAAATAATCAATGCTTTTGGTGATAACCTTGACCAGTTCATCCACTTCCCCGATGGCCGGGTTAATCACCTGCTGCCGACTATGAGCATAATGGGTAGGACTTACTATGAGCGGTTCGGGTACATCTACCATCCTCAATACTTTTCTTTGTGGTGCGACAATGAGGCAATGGATGTCGCGAAGAAACTCGGTAAGTATAAGTATGTTCCGGAGCGCATCTTCGACCATTACCACCCTGCTTGGACTGGGGAGCCGATTGATGCACAGTTACGGCATACACAGGGTTACTACCACATTGACGAGCAAACCTATATCAAGCGGTCAGCCGCAGGATTCCCAAATGAAACCGTATGACCCTATCAATTCTTATCTGCACCATTCAAGGACGTGAGGGTTTCCTAACCCGACTATTACAGGAGTTAGTGCAGCAGAAGGCAAAGTTGCCCGTTCAGATAACCGATGAGGTGGAAATCATTGTAGAATCGGATAATGGTGCCATGAGTACAGGCCGCAAAAGAAACTACCTTATAGGCAAGTCAACCGGGAAGTACATCGTATTCGTTGATGATGATGACATGATTGCACCCACCTACATTGCTGACATTCTTGAAGCAGCAAAGCAGGATCCCGATGTTATCGTATTTAACGGAATAATGACCACCAACGGCAAGGATGAACGCAAGTGGTACATAAGCAAGGAATACGGATATGAGGCGAAGGACGGGGCTTATTATCGCTATCCTAACCATATTGTTCCTGTACGCAGGGAGATAGCGGTCAAGTTTCCATTCCAGGATATTAAGATTGGGGAAGATTACCTGTACGCTACTGCGATGCATAATGCAAAGGTGTTGCAGACAGAGGTGAAGATACAGAAGGAATTGTATCATTATCAATTTAGAACGAATAAGTAATGGCAGAAAATAAAATTGATTATTGGTATAATCCCTACTACCACTCCGGCACATACGAAGCCATTAACGTTATCGAAGCGTGGGGATTGAACTTCTCACTCGGTAATGTGATTAAATACGTCGCACGAGCAGAGCGCAAGACTGACAATCCGATTGAGGATTTGGAAAAAGCGAAATGGTATATTGAAAGAGAGATTGAAAAACTAAAAGGCAAATGAGATACTCCCAAAACAACGAACAAGATGTAATCGAACAATACTTCCGCACCTCGGGAGTATTCCTGGACATCGGTGCCAATGATGGGGTAACGCTATCCAATACCTATGCTTTACAACTCAATGGATGGGGTGGGGTACTTGTAGAGCCGAGTGAAGATGCCTTTAATCGCATACCACCAAATGACAAGGTTAAAGCGTTCAATGTGGCAATAGGTACGGCAGATGGCACTTGTACCTTCCATGAAATGGGAACACATCTCAACAGAGGCGATGTATCGCTGCTATCCACGATTAAGAAATCAGAAATGAAGCGTTGGCATGGTACAGAGTTCAGGGAACGAATGACAGAGGTATGGACTTACAAGACACTCATAAAGAACTCACCATACAAGTCATTTGATTTCATCAGCATTGATGCGGAGGGTATGGACTTTGAGATACTCGAACAGATTAACCTATCGCATACACAAATGGTCTGCATTGAACACAATGGCAATGCTGACCTATTCCAACTCATTAAAGAGTACTGCAACGGGTTCGGACTGCATAAAAAATTACTTAACAATTTAGAGAATGTAATATGGGCAAGGTAATCACCTCCCTTTCCTCCACAGGTAGGGAAAACTACAATGAAGCGATGTTAGGACTTATCCGTTCAATCAATCGCAATGCTCCCGACTATGACACTCATTTGCGTAGTGTGGATGGCTATGTAGATGAATACCAGGGTAGAAAGATACTGCAAGGAAAATGGCCGAAGTCAAGCAAGTACGAATCATGGAGCCATCAAAATATGCCGTATCAGTTCAAGCCAGTAATGATTGCCGAGGCATACGAATTGGGGTACCGTAAGATTATTTGGTGCGATAGTACCATTCGGGTAATGAAGAACCCTGATCCGTTGTGGCAACTTGCAGCCGAGCATGGTATTGTTGCCTGGAACAATGAAGGACATCCGCTGCATAAGTATATGCCTGACCATCAAATCGCATGGTTAGGATTAAGTGATTACACACAGGTAAAGCAGATGTATCAGATTATGGCTTGCTGCATAGTGTTCGACTTCGACCATCCTGCGACTAAACCTATCTTTGATAAGTGGATTGAGGGAGCGTTTAATAACTGCTTCCACCATAATGAATCAAAGAATCCACATTATGTAAGCAGCCGGCACGATCAATCGCTGCTATCTGCTATCATGAATCTAAATGGTGTAAAGGTTCAGCCGTATGGTGGGTTAGCATATCGGGAGTTTATGCCAGTAGAACCATTCTTCATTAATTGGGGGGTAAAAGATTAGTTATGGACTTATCCGAAATAATGCCCATAGCTTACTGCAATGACATTGAGGTACTGCGATTAACTCAAACTGCTTGTAAGTATGTCAATGAGCAAGGTATTGCAGGTGTATTTGTTGAAGCAGGAACTGCTTGGGGTGCGCATGGCTGCATAATGTCGGAGTTCAAAAGACCGGTACATTTATTCGATTCCTTTGAGGGCATTCCTGAGTACGATGAACGGGATATTGAGTTCACTCAAAGTTGGGGGGTATCGGGAGGAGATAAGCGTACTTCATCCGGTATTACTGTATGCAAGCTGGAAGATGTAAGAATGACAATGGAAAGGTATATTCCGTTAAATAACATCAACTTCCACAAAGGTTGGTTTTGCGATACTTTACCGAGATTCAAAGAAAAGATTGCGGTATTGCGACTTGACTGCGATATTTACCATTCATACATGGATTGCTTCAAATACTTACTACCTTTGTTAGAGCCAGGTGGTATATTAATCATTGATGATTTCTGCCTAACTGGATGCCAACAAGCAATGAAAGAAAGCGGACTTGACATAGATAAATTCAACAAATTCAATAACATCGCATGGGTTATACACACAAGACAATCGAACTAATCGATCTCATTATTAATAGAGTTCAAACGGTAGTGGATTTAGGAGCACAGAATGATTACCGCCATCCGACACTACCTGCACCATACGTTAAAGATACCTACTATGCAAACAAGAACTATGTCGCATTTGACATATCCGGGGAGAACGGTAGTGAACCATACGACCTGTCCTTGCTTCACGACTTCGGAGTACAGTATGACCTTTTGGTGGATGCAGGAACCTCCGAACACGTTGGTACAAACGGCAAGCATGACATCAAAGCCATTTACAACTGTTGGAAGAACAAGCACAACCTCGTTAAAGTCGGTGGGTTCATTGTCTCCGAAAATCCAAAGACAGGCAACTGGCCGGGGCATGGATTTAATTACTACACTACGGACTTTTATAAGAAGTTGGCTGCCTTTGGTGATTACTCTCTTATTGATCTCGGTGAGCATCCTGCTATGGGCAATACTACGGATGGCTGGAATGTTTACTGCGTTATGCAAAAGACAAAAGAGGACTTCATAAGTTTAGAGAAATTCAAGAAATGTGGTATCGCAACAAGTTAAGCAGATAAAGGCGACAACGGTATTCTATGCTAATGAGAAGGCATACCAACAAGGTTATCCGATTATCTGCAATGAGGGTGGATCAAGATCAAGCAAGTCATTTTCCATCGTTCAGTTGCTGATTCAGATAGCAACAAAGGAACGCAACAAGCGTATCAGCATAGTATCGCACTCACTCCCACACATCAAACGGGGAGCATACAGGGATTTCAAAATAATCATGGAGGAGTGGAACATTTGGAAGGATGAAGATTTCAGTTTTACTGACTTCATCTACAAATTCCCCAATGGCAGCTATATCGAATTATTCGGACTTGAAGATGAACAGAAAGCAAGGGGGCCGGGTAGAGATATACTGTTTGTCAATGAGGCGAACCTAATCAAAAAAACCTTATTCGACCAGTTAGCGATGCGGACAACGGGGACTATCTTTTTAGATTGGAACCCTGCCGACTTCGTTAGTTGGGTTTATGATGTTGCGGACAATCCGAACAACAAGCGCATAAAATCTACCTACCTAAACAACAAAGGAAACTTATCCCAAACGCAAATAGACATCATTGAAGGGTATAAAAACCTACCTGATGACTTCATGTGGAAAGTGTATGGATTAGGTGAAAGGGGTGCCGCAAAGGAAATAATCTACACCAAATGGCAGATAACAGATGTACTCCCCGAGGGTGGCGATGTGTTCTATGGACTTGACTTTGGTTACGTTCACCCACTTGCACTCGTTAAGGTGGTACACAATGAGGGGGCGAACTATGTGCAGGAACTAATCTACAAATCGGGGTTAACTCCATCCGAAATAATTAAGGAAGTAAAAGACCACATATCAGACCGCAAACCTGTGTACTGCGATGCAGCCGAACCGAAAAGCATTGAAGAACTTTACAGGGGTGGAATCAATGCACAGGCGGCTAATAAGGAGGTATGGCCGGGAATACTAAAAGTCAAATCATACCCATTGTACGTTACTGCCAACAGTAAAAACATCATTCGGGAGTTGCAATCCTACAAGTGGAAAAAGGATAAGAATGACAATGTCATTGATGAACCTGTGAAGGAGAACGATGATGGGTTAGATGCGATGCGTTATGCCATCTTCACCCACTTGCACAAGCCGGCATTTCAGGTGGCAGTATGGTAGGCGAATTAATCGTAATTTTGCCATAACAAATAAAACATTATGGGTTTATTCGATTTTCTCCGCCGAAAAGCAGCACCCGTTAAATCACCTGTTCAAGTTTCAATCGAAAGGGGTTTGATAACTTGGGATGGGCAGAATCAGGCAGAAATAGTAAGGGATAGTTATATCGGCAATGACTTGGTATATGCCATTATTCAACTGATTACCCAAAAGGCGAAAGTAGCACCGTGGGGAGTTTACAAGGTGAAGGATAAGGCGAAGGCAAAGCAGTATCAGGCGAAACTAAACTCACCCATTACCATTGACCTTAAAGAATTAAAGGAACTGAAAGAACAGGCATTTGAACTATACGAAGGCGATGCCCGGCTGAATGAGTTGTTGAAATATCCAAATAGTGAAGATACATGGAGCGATCTCATTGAGCAATGGGTAGGGTTTAAGAAGATTACCGGTAATTCCTTCATCTATGCGAAAATGGTGGGGGATGCTTCCGTGAACAAGGGCAAGCCAATGGAGTTGTATGTACTACCTGCACAATACATGGCAGTTAAGGTTGATATTGAGCAGTTCCCACCCGTTAAGGTTGCCTATCAGTTGTATTACGGTCAGTACATTCCGTTCACAACAGAGGAAATCCTACATGATAAATATTTCAACCCTGAATGGTCAGCAACTGGAGGGCAGTTGTATGGCTTATCCCCTTTACGGGCGGCAAGTAAGGTGTTGACCCGTTCCAATAGTTCAAAGACGGCAAGTGTAGCCATGTTCGATAACATGGGGCCGCAGGGGGTGTTATACATGGATGATATGCGCTTCGACCCATTAAGCGGCGGCGCACAGGCACAGGCACTTAAAACGCAAATATCAATGGCATCCGGTGCCGGCAAGCATGGTAGTGCAGCCGTGAGTGGGTACAAAGTAGGATGGACACAGATAGGATTACCTGCAAAAGACCTGCAACTAATCGAAGCAGAGAAATGGGATAAGGAAGCGTTATGCTCAATCTATGGTGTGCCACCCGTACTATTAGGTTCGCAGGATGCGGCAACTTATAACAACATGAGAGAGGCGGAAAAGTCGCTTACTTTACGGGCAGTACTTCCTGAATTAATTGCCATCCGTGATAACCTTAATCGCAAGATGAAAACGGATTGGGGGTATAAGAATACCGATATATTCGTGGACTTCGATTTAACCGTTTATCAGGAACTTGAAGCCAACAGGGAAGCACAGGCGCAATGGCTAAACACATCATGGTGGCTCACACCGGAGCAGAAACTAAAGGTAATGGGTATCGCACCCGATCCGAATGTGCCGCTTGAAGATTATCAAAAGTTGTATATTCCGCAAGGTTTGATGCCAATGGATGATTTCACTAATCTGCCCGATGTACCGCCAACTTTATAACAATTACCGTAAGAAATACAGGGTGCTAATCAAGAAGGAACTTGATAAGCAAAGCAGAGCCATACTCAAAGGCGAAGAACCCGACCAAAGCGGACTGAAGCGTATTATAAGCCAACTGCATCAGGGGGCAGGTATGACAATGGCTAAATACAACTATGACAAGATTAGGCGCAAAGCAGGGATAAAGGATAACCTTACACCGCAACAGAGATGGGCGATAGTAATTAAGTTATTTTTAGATCAGGGTTTAACTATGCTGACCGAAGGCATCACATCTACCACAAAAGAAACTATCCGAAAGGTATTGATTAAGGGTATGCAGGAAGGGTGGAGCATTACACAAATGATGACCGAACTCGAAAAGTCAGGTATCAATGCTTATCGTGCAGAACTGATTGCCCGTACTGAAACAACAAGGGCCGCAAATCAAGGAGCATTACTTGGTGCCGTATCTACTGGACTGCAAACTGAAAAGGAATGGATTGCGATAACGGACGATAGGACAAGGCGCATACCAAGAGATAAGTTTGACCATTTGCACATGGACGGTAAGCGTGTGGCAGTAGATGAACCTTTCACAGTTCCCGGAATGGGAAGTGTAGAACAGATGGAATATCCAGGTGATAGCCGGGCAAGTGCAGGGAATGTGTGCAATTGTCGCTGCACCGTTGGTTTTGAAGTTGTAAGGGATGAGAACGATATGCCCGTATCAATACAAGGCAACTTAAGGGGGCCTGCCGGTACCCTGTGGAGTTTATGGAATAATAGTTTATTTTTGCAATTACAAATGTTATTGAATGAAGCAATATAGCGTTAAGGATATAATGAACGGGGTTGAAGATGTTGACAAAGAAAG